AACCTGATGTTGCTGATGTCTGTTCAAAGTGGTTTAATTGTTTCTGTACTTGTTGACCAACAAGTTTAGAAATGTTATTGTTAATATCATCTCTAAGTGTTACATTGACAGCTTCCCATGTGTGTTTGCCTTGCATATATGCAACTGAGTTGTATGAATGAATTGGCACTTCTTCATGGTTAATTTTTGGTCTTGTAACTGACATAACCTGCTGGGTTAATTGCAGAGGTGACGCACCTAGGTTACCAAAGTTAGTAAATCTAACTCTAAAACGATATTTAAGTTTTGGTTGTAGAATACCGCCTCTACCTGTAGCACCGTCTATTGGTACACCAAATTTTGAAAGTGTTGCCATTTTGTCTGCTCTCCTTAATATTAGTATTTACTCTTTATCAGTTTATACAAAAATATTTGTACACTTTTAAAGGTAAATTAAAGGGATAAGGTTTGCTTACCCCTTTAGTTTATTTGCTTAACTTGTTAAGCTCTCCCCAGTGTTTTTAATACGTAACGGAATGTAGATGAATTCAATTGCTTTTACTGGTTGAATAGCAATATCAATCCACAATTCGTTTCTATCAATTCTTGCACCTGTATTGTTTGAATCATCACAGACTACTAAGAAATCATATAGTGCTCTCTTAGAAACTAAATCTTCCATAAATCTATTGAAAGTATCAGTTACTTGATCTCTAGTAATTCTATCATTTGGTTCAAACAAAAATGGTTTTGCCAAGTTATCAAGTTGATATCTTAAGTAAACAATCAATCTTGCAACGTTGATTCTATCCAATGCTGATGCAATTGGTGACAATGTCTTTTGTCCGTATACAACTAAACCTCTATTTGGAATAAACGCAATTGGGTTTATTTTATTAGCGTATAGTGTATCTCTTTGACCTTCTGACAATGTTACTGCTTGGAACTCTTCTTCACTTGTGATATAACCAACTGAAGTTGAGTTGTCAACTAGACCTCTTGTGTATCCAGCCGGTGCAAACCATGGAAACGCCACCTGATCATTAAATGCTAGTGTTCTCATAGCAATATGTGTTGGTGGAACAACCACGTTGTTGCCTGTTAAATCAGAAGTAAATCCTGATGGATAATAAAGTCCAGCATAAGCAGAACCTGATAGTAAACCATCTTCACCATTTGTTGGTGCATTGTTGGCATTAGTTGCCCAGTTTTGTATTGACGTTCCGTCTGGTGCTAGTCTAAATGGTGTATCAGCTAAGACAAATGCTGTTAGCTTTCTGTCTGTGCTTAATGTAATCATTTCATCTAGCAGTTCTGGATAACCAGGAGCCGCAATTAAATTGAAGAATCTTGATTCTGCTCTAATGTCATCGTTGCCTTGTAATGCACCTTGCATTGCAGTTACAATAACATTTCTTTGAGCTTTTCTACCCATGTACGGTGATCCATCAGTGCTTAAACCTGAAGCAGTTACCCAAATATTACCATTGTTTGTGTTGTCATATGTGTAATTTGTTGTGTACTTCTTAACGTTATAACCTGATAGTCTTGTATTGAATAGTAAGATTCCTACTGGATATACTGCTGGATCTGGAGCATCTGAATGGAAGTTAGAGTATGCTGAACCCCAATCTTGATCATCTTCGTTTGCTCCTCCTGGATTACCTACTGCATCGCCAAACACAACACCTGATGCTGTGCTTTGATCTGCATTGTCTAGTAATACCCATTTGCTTGTTGATGCATTATATTTGTAAATTTTTGGATATACATCTAATTCATCAGTGTCAATCCAAACATCACCATCTACAAGTGCGTTGCCGGCTGAGTTAGTTGTTGGCTCACCTGACACCATTTGTAGATCTCTTAATCCACCTGATACTACAGAATTTGCATCGTATCTGTCTTTTGAGTTAGCATACGCTAACCATTTCATAGTGCCGCCATCATTTTCTGCAATATATATGTCAGCATCTTGTTCAGTTTTATACCACATAGTTCCATTTACTGGATTTGATGTTGGTGCTGAAGCTGATGCTTCATATGTTGCATCTGACCAAAGTGATTTATAATAAAACGCTGTTGATCCTGATGATATATTATCAGTAAATCCAAGATCTGCTGTTGACACACCTTTAATATTTGTGTCGTCTGCACCATCTTGAATGTATACTGCATATCCGCCTGATCTTGTAATTCTTAAGTACTGTCTTGTAGCACTTACATAATCAATATCAGCTACAATGTTTGCCGAAGCTAGTGCAGATGTGTTATTAATTGCAGTAACAATATCACTTAATGTAGCTGGATTACCAGCACCTGCTGACGCTGTGACTGTAACTGTTTGACCATTTAATTCAAATCTAATTGCTGTATTTGAACCACCTGTTGCAACACCACCGTGTAATGATGTAGCGTTACCACTTGCTACAGTTGATACTCCTGATCCTCTAACTCTTACGTCGTATTGGATTTCTGGAGTAGCTGATGCACCACTGTATGCTTCAATTGAAGTTTTACCAAAACTTGATGATGATAATGTTGATGAAGTTGAAGTAAAGTTTGCTTTTAATTCATTTGCAATATTACCATCTTCAAAGTCATCAAACCTAACGTATACATCATTAGTTGATAGGCTACTACCTTCTGTGGCAGTTGCCGCATCATCTCTTGAATAAACGTTAGCAGATATAGTTGACCATGAGCCTGTTCCGGTGCTGTAAGATTTCATTACAATGTTTGCACCTTGGCCACCTGATGTTGATTTTAACCAAACATCTTTATAGCTACCAGATGCGGCTACAGTTGGTGCTGTACCTGTACCTGGCTGAATGTAAACATTGGCACTTGTTGCTGTTCCCCATGATGGTGATCCAACAACTTCCCATGTACCTGAGACTTTTTGATAAAGTCTAGCTGGTGAAGTTGAAGCCACTAGTGCATAATCTAAATCTTGACCGTAAGTTGTAGCTGGGTCACCGTTACTAGCAACATTTCCACCTGCTGTGCCTGGTGTGTCAAGTAACACTGTTGGTGTTAATTTTTCCCAGTCACCTGATGTTGTATTTGCTGTAAACAGACCCCAGTCTGTATTAACTGTGTCTAACCAATATGTTCCATTTGCTGGAGCAAGTTTTGGTGCTGTTGATGAACCTTCTAACTGATCTAAATCAACGTCTGCTCTGATAACATACGCTCTGTTAGAGATTCCTAAATATGAATAAGTTGATAGCAAACCATATTCATTTCTTTCATCACCATGTAGCATTGTGCCTTGTAATGATTTAAATGATGGTTCGCCAAAAGTTGTAACCAGTTCTCGTTGCGAGGTAACCAAAAATGGTTTCCCTACATTAGCTGAAGTTGTTCCAACAGCAGTATTGCCTGTGCTTGGATCTGTTTTGTCCTGTGCAGTAGCAACAACTACTAAAGGTACTGTACCTTGACCAGCTGATGCATACATTGATTCGTCAATGACTGAAACTGATACACCTGGTGATACTAAAGTTGGCATGTTTTATTCTCCCTACTGTACATAAGCACTATATTGTGCTTATATCTATTAATCTATATTGATATTTAGCCATTATTGATAAAAAATGGCTTAACTACGTTCCCTTTAAAGGTATTAAATAACTATAGTATGACCATGAAAAACGATTTAAAACATATTAGACCTTTATGCGTACACTGTAAAATTAGGCCGGCGGCTTTTAACTATAAACGCAATGATAAAATATATTATAGGAAAAAGTGTGATCAGTGTATAAAAACAGAAGCTGGGCAAAAAACAAAATACAACTATTCCTGGGTTAAAAGTGGTTATAGAAAGAAAAGTATATGTGAAAAGTGTGGTTTTAAATCTAAGCATCCATCACAAATGGATGTTTATCATATTGATGGTAATTTAAAAAATTCTAGTTGGGATAATTTAAAAACAATATGTGCTAACTGTAGTCGTATTAAAAGCATGGAAGAAATAGGATGGTCTCAAGGAGATTTACTACCAGATTAGTAAGTACAAGTTACTTTAGTTTCGGGTTGAATTTGGTCTTGTAAAGGTTTTTCAATATCAAAATCATTGTTTACTGTTGCAGACGGTTTAAACTCACAATCTGTAAGTGTTCCTGCACAGGCACTTAATATCAGTAAAAAACATAATAAAATTAATTTCATGCATGATATTTAGTATGGTAGCAGTGCCCGGATTTGAACCGAGATCAGCCAATTATCTGTTGCTACGGAGTATAAGCCCGCTGTTTTACCATTAAACTACACTGCTATAATTGGTGCCTCCAGCGAGACTCGAACTCGCACGACTGTAAGTGTCGACGGATTTTAAGTCCGTTGTGTCTACCAATTCCACCACAGAGGCATTCATACTAATCACATTTTAAAATCAAACGTTGATTGCAGATCTGTATTAGGTTTAAACTTTTTATCATGTTCAATGTCTTTATAAAAGTTATCTACTTTTTCTTGCTCATCAGCTGATAAAAAAGGTTGTCGATTAACTGCATCATACGATGGATATCCTTTTTCAAACACAGGTTCTCGTTTCTGTTTTTTATCGTCTGGTGCATATTCATTAAGTTCAAACACTTGACACATCATATCATCAAGATCATCAAATCTATGTTGATACAGTGTTTCTAACGCCATTAGAAAATTATCAAGTTCGTCCCATGTAAAATCTTTTTGATTGTAACGATCACGTAAGAGTCGAATATCTTCTAATACCCAACTGGCTCGCATAATTTTTTCTTCAAGATCAAAACGATCAGCCATTATTCTATACTCCTTATATTAAGTATACATTGTATTCTACCTATGTTTTAAGAAAATTTCGAAGTTCTTTCATACATAATCTGCTCAAGTCTTTGGTGTGATAAATTATATATTCTTTGGAAGTTGTGTTGTAAAAACCTATTTGGTCAACACGGCCGTCTTTTTTATTTTTATTGATACATGCCTCAATGTGCTGAGGCTTAGACTTCTTCACAAGGCCAAAAAATTCGCTAACGAATTGCTCTGACATTTTTTTGTTTCCTTCTGTCTGTAAATGGAAGTTTCTAAGTGTTTTATTATAGTACGATAGGTTAACTGTTCTGTCAACCTTTTTTGTGTGATTTTATTTTTTCAATAACTTGTTGAGTTTGCAAACGAAGATCTTCTATTGTAGAATTATTATGAATCTCAAAGTCAATTTTTTGATTTACCCAATCCCATTCACTTTGATGTATACCCATATCCGATAAACTACTTTGACTAAATTGATCACCTGACGCGGCTTCAACTGCCATCGAATACCAGTGAGGTTCTTTTCCTCTTTGTACTTTTACAATAAAACCACCAAGTGCTTTGATCAAGCCAACTTCGTTTTTAAAACGACAGTCACTGATAACTGTAGGTTTCATACCGCTGGCAACATATCTATTTTCCATACTGTAAAGCCAAATATTTGGATTAAAGCTGTCTCTAAAAACTTCAGTTCCAACTAATTGGAGTGCAAGTCTAGGGGTAAACTTTCTAAGACCCAATTTACTGCTCCACCATGGATCAATTGATTCTCTAAATGCTCTGCTTTGCGGTGAGTCACCTTCAAGCATATTACGAGGCCAGCCAAAAACATGTGCAACAGCATCTTTTAAAGGGTCGGCAAAAGACTCATGCTTATAACCGCTTTCTCTAAAAACTTCTGCTACAGTATCTTTGCCTGCACCTATGAAACCAACTATTCCTACAATCATAAGTTTATATTAACAGTAAATTTATATTTCGTCAAGAGATTTTTTAGATTTTATCCAATAACAAAAGTTAACGGATCTTCGCCAGTACCATAAGTTTCAATTTCTCTTTCAAGTTTTTCTATAGATGTTTGTGCTTCATTTTTTAAATCTGCACCATTTAATGAAACTCCTCCAGCGGCACCTGGTAATGTACTATATTTGCTGTATGCTTGGCCTAACATCATTTTACATTGTGCAAGAGCATAATCTCGTATCCACGGTCTACTGTATCTTTGATCAATTAACGTTTCAACTGGTTTTTCCATATAAACTTGTAATAATACATTTTCTTTTTGTCTAGGTCTTCGCATTAATATTAGTTTATGCTTTTCTGTGACATATTTAAAGTTTAAATATCCACCAAATAGTCGTTTAACTGTTTCTTGGTATTGAGCAAAAGCGTCCCATGTTAGTAATCCGCCAATTCTTCCACCTTGTAAAAAGTAAAGATTAGTGTATGCTAGTTCAAATGGATCTAAATCTACTGAACTTGATGACCCTGCTACAGATCTTCTAAATATTTCTCTAACTTCAATTACTTCAGATGCAAGTGTATATTCTTGCACATCTGGCTGTAATTCTAAATGAATATACGCTTCTTCGGTGGAATTTGAACTTTTTTGCCTATATTTGTCAACTGCAAGATCAATAGCCTGATCATAGTGCTTTGGATCCAGCTCGACATCTACCATACCATCGCCCAAGATGTTACGAATATCTGTTATAAGCTCTTGTCTGTTTGTTTTCTTTGTTGCCATGTTAATACTATTTATATAAAGAGACAAATACAATAAATACTTTTACAAGGATTAGATATGCCAAGAATTAGCTTATGGAAACCAGATAAAGGTAACGACTA